CACCAGTACCGTGCTGATCGTCTCTACGAGTAAAAACGATAGGTACTGTGTTGCCGTAAGAGGCCAATTCCTGCAGTGAATCAAACCCAAAGGCTGGAGTAAAGATTGCAGTTCCTTGCGCTCCACCCAGTTGCCGCTGACCGCCAGACCTTCTCTGTTCCGGTGTTTCAAACTGTTTTGGCTTAGGAGCCAAAAGAAATGATGCGGCAGTCGAAGCAACGCCTATGACAAGACTGATAATTGCAACAGTGAGACCAGCGTCGTTTTGAATATCAGGAATGTGCGCATATTCTTCAGGGCGCTCTTTAACGCGACGCTCAACCTCTTTTGCAAACTGCCGGTACTCTTCTTCAGTGCAGCCAAGGGTTTTGATTAGATGCTTCTCGTACGGAAGCAGTGGTTGAATTGATTGGTGCTGATAGGGCACCATGCGACCGCCTTCAAATGCTGGTTGATGTAGAGACATCCTCTGCTCCAAACGACTGCAAAGACAGGATTACCTTGACTTAACAGCAACACGTCTCCATCATACTTTGGTTGGTTAACTCGTTTTCCCCATTTCAATAAGTCACGCCCGTACTGCCTGACGCTTTGTTCGTACCAGGCTGGGTTAAATTCTGGCGCCTCAATGTTCAGACGGTCTAAGACTGTGTAGACAAGGTGTATGCAGTCCAATGCGCCGTCTGCATCTGTTCCGTCTGCGCCTAATCGATATGGGCGACCGATTAAATCGATCACGACACACGCACTCGACTTGTTAGCGGCAAACGCCCCACAAGTTGCTGTGTCAGACGCTTGCGTGGTACGTCGGAGCCGACTGCGTCAAAAACGGAAGCAAGCTCAATAGTCAGCGCGGTCGATGTCCACTGGCCTGAAACAATTTGGCCGAAATAACGATTGATCAGCGTGTAGTCTTCCTTATTGTCAGGGTTGATCAGTACCGTTCTCACGTTTGCTAAGTATTGCCCCTCGATGACAGTTGTTGCGAAAGGACGGCTTAGCTCGTTATTGGGCAACGCTATGCTTGCGGGCTGGTTGTCGCCGGTCTTTGTGACCGTTACGCCAGAAAATGCAAATGGCATAAATCCGAAGTTATTTCTTGCGCCTGTGTCAACATTGAAGAAAGGTGCGTCTTCCCCGACCCAGTAATTTTGAAAGGCAAAACCACCTGCTTGATCAGGTGGGCGCAACGTCATGTAATGGGCAAAAGCAAGAGTTGAGTCTGACATCAGAGACCAATCCTCTTGCGTTGAGTAGTGTTCTGCCTAAGCGTAGTCAGCGCACGACGCTCACCTTGCATTGCACCTTGCTGAGCTGCTTGCCTCATACCAGCCTGGAACTGATCAGCGGTGACATACTCGACATTGTTGATGCGTTCCACGGTGTAACGCACGTCGATTGGCTTGCTAAGCGTAGCAACACCAGATCCAGACAAGGCAGATGCAGCCATACCGCCTTCGGCTGATGTCATTGCGGCTCCGCCAGGTCGGCGGTAACGGTTCATCGCAGATGAAAGTTGATTGTTGTTGATGACTTGACCGCTGCCGTTACGATTAAGCTGCAGCAGCTCCGGGCCGCGCTCACCCACCATGTAGGTATTGCCAGGCATGACGAGGCCGCCGGAGGCGCGACCGAGGATGCCGCCAGCACCAGCCATGAAACCCGAGATTCCAGACCCAGCATCAGACTGCAGATTGCCGAAACCAGTGAGATTGAATCCGCTGGGACCGCTACCCCCGCTCGGCAGTAACTTGGCAACCTGATTCAACAACGCCAACACAATCATCTTCTGGATGATCTGCGCGGCCATATCCAAGAAGTATTTGCCGACATTGCTAAAGAAACTTGCGAGTGCTTCTTGAGCGGTGGCGCTGTTCGTAATAACGCTCATGAATGAATCGGTAAATGCGGTGCCGATTGCATTTGCGGCGCCTGTGATTTGATTGATTGGATTCACAAGATCCTCTAAGTCTTGCTTGAGGGCTCTAATGTTTTGAGAAATGCCTTCAGCAAAGGTAGGATCAATTGTTTGTCTATAAAGATCAGTAAGCTCGTCAGCGTTAGGCGTGCCTTGCTCTTCTAAGCCTGTTCTGTACCTAGAGATTCTCTCTTGAGGGCTTACGAGGCCGAGTTGCTCGCGAAGTGCAAAAACTTCGTCTTCGGCAGCTCTTGTTCGAGCTTCTTGCTCAAGGCGACTTTGCTGCTCAAGATCAAGCATGTCTTCTTTAAGCTTAAACCTCAGCTCTTGGATCGCCCTATCCCTGCTTGCAGCAGCTTCGGCCTTGAGCATCTGCTCATTTTCATCTCCAGCAGCCCGAGCCAAAGCGTCTCTGTAATCAAGCTGAACGGACGCAAATTCTTTCTGAGAGGCCAAGGAAAGTTTTTGCAGGCTTAGCTCTTTCACTCTCTCGAAGTTATTATCGGCTTGCGCCTCAACAATCTCTCTTGCGTTTGCTCTGATCATCTTGTCGATGTCAAGCAAAGTTAGGCGAGCATTGATTGACTCAAGCTGCGATTTACGCTCCCTCTTCTCTTTGGCGCTGCTGCCGCCCTTGCCGTCGCCGCCATCACCCTTGGGAGACTGATAGTCAAATGGTCGAAGAAGGTTCTCCGGCAAGTCTGCGCCTTGCGTGGCATCATAGACCGCTCTTTTTCGAGCGTCCTTTAGCTTTTTCTCTAAAGATTGAGCTTGTTTCAAAGCTGCCTGGTCGAGTGATGCTTGAGAAGGCAACACAGCAAGACCAGCACGACGCTCTGCCTGATAAGCACTTCGAGGATCAGCTCCCTCTAGCTGCCTTTGCTCGATCTCGATAATTTTAGTCCTATTTTCGGCTAGCTTTTTATCAATGTCCGCAACTGACCCTTCCTTAATCAGCGTGTTAAGCCTTTTCTGCTCTTGTGCGGCTCTAAATATCGCAACTCCCAATGCTGCAGCCCCAGCAGCCAGGGCGACGTAAGGATTAAGCAAAGCGGCTGCATTTAGTCCTATCAGCGCCTTTGTCGCTACAATTGCGTTCAATTTAAGCGTAAAAATAGCGGCACCTAGCGACCCAATTGAGGCAATAATTGCGGTAATTTTTCCAACAACCACGACGGCAAATACAGCTGCAGCAGCTTGAGCAACAAGATCAAGGTTTTTGACAATTCCCAAAAGTAGCTCGCCAATTTTTGGCAAAACCTCTACAAGTGTAGGCGTAATTTCTTGCAAGAACTTACCGAAGGCATCTTGAAGCTGAGCCCCTATTGGAATCAAAGCATCACCTATCGCGGTTTTCATGTTATTGACAACAACCTGCAGCCTTGCACCAGCGTCAGCATTAGAGTCAGAAATTTTTCTCGCTGTTGCGCCATATGTATCACCAAGCGACCTGACAAACTTCATCAATTCGTTCAAGCCAACTGTCCCGGCTTTTAGGTTGTCTTGCAACTCAGTAAGGCTCATGTTATTGGCCTTGGCAAACATCGTCACGGCACCAGGCAAGCGCTCGCCAAGCTGACCGCTGAGTTCTTCAGCGCTCACCTTGCCTTTACTGAATACCTGAACCATTGCAGTGACGGCTCCTTCTACATCTTGCGCACTGCCTCCGGTTGCCTTGATGGCAGTAGTTACATTCCTGAATACAACTTCTGCATCAGTGAGCGGGCCGCCCGCCCCTTTAATTGCTGCAGCAAGCCGCGTAATTCCCCTGATTGATTCCTGCTGGGGTATATTAAAATCTTGAGTTACTTTTTGCGAAGCGGCCAAGGCATAATTGAATTCGCTTTGATCCCTCGTAAGCCCTTTCAGGGCAATCTTCAGCTTCTCAATCTGAGCTGCATACTCTGCATAGCCGCCAAGCTCTCTCCTAAGCCCACCAACCTGAGCGCCAATAGCAGCACCTGCAAATGCACCGCCGGAACCGCCCAGCACAGTGCCGATAGCACCGCCAAGGAAACCTTCAGGGCCACCAAAAATACCACCAGAAATAGTCGCACCTGCTGCTTGGGCAAGTTGACCGGCGGAAAGACGCCTGCCCCCCGACCTCGACCGACGCGCTAACTGTTTGTCAATTTTGCTAATGCTAGTAACAGCTTGCCTCTCAAGTTTCTCAAAGTTTGCAGACAATGGATCCAGATCCAGCCTGAATTCTTCAAGCTGCTGTCTGACCAGTTGAAGCTCACGAGTAGTTCCTTTCCTAAAGTCCACGAAATCTGGAAGATTGAATTCAGAAAATCCTCCTCTTACACGCTGCAAGTAAGACTCTTTCGACTCCGCAGAGCCAGGAAACATTGAAATAGGTGTTTTGCCTAAAGATATTTTTTCAAAAGCTCTTCTCACCTCTAAACTCCCGCCTGCAAAATCAATCGCAGCCTCCCTTAATTTTTGCTCTGAATCAAGAAAACCGTTACCCGTCTTCTTGACCTTTCTGCTGAAAATATTTATAGAGTCAAACAGGCTTCGACTTGAGATCTCCAATCTTTCCCGATATTCCCTGCTAGATTCGCCAACCCTTGGGAACATGCCTTCAGGGGTTTTACCCAAGGCAATGCCTTCAAATGCCTGCCGAACTTTTCTAGAGCCACCAGAGAATTCAATAG